ACTGTAGTCATAGCTAAGTCATAAGCTATTCTAATCTCACTACCTGTGTTATTCATCTTACCTGAACTAACAATACCACTCAAAGAAGGCTGCCATCTATGAGCAGTTATTATATTTTGGTCGGTAACTCTTTGTAAGTCTAGCCAACTTCCCTCTTGGTCATCTTTTATTATACTTACATTTGCAGGGCTAGTGTCTCCATTCTTAACGATAAACATAATCTTACCGTTATTCCCGTCTCCAACAAACTTTTTCTGTGCTTCTCGCACTAATTTCTTTGCTTCTTCCTCTCCCATGTCTCCGCTAATCTCAACGATTGCCGAAGGCTGAAAGCCATTTTTAAATTTTGTATGATTCCACTTGCCGATTTCATAATCAACTGCAATATGTTCTAATGCGGCAACATAATCAGGAAGTCCATAATAATTAAATGTAGGTTCGTAGTCTTTAAAATGAACTACAAACTTATTGTGAGCTATTCTAGGGTATATAGGTAATCTTGTTACCTTCTCTTCGCTATTCCAATACCTACACCAATCAGAGTTTATATAAACCTCTTTGTTGGTTTTTGAAATTCTTACTTTTGTTGCATCTAAATGATAGAGGTTAATACCCCCATCATATATAACGCCCTCCATATAAGCATTACCGAACGTATAGTAGTCATCAGCTAATTTTTTAAATACCTCCCTTAGCGATTCGTGGTCTGCATTGACATCTTCTATGAATTTTTTTAATTCAGGATTTTCACATACAAATTTAGCACCACTAGTAAATATAGTCTTTTGTGCTAAAACTGAACGATTGGTAGATGATTTTCTTTTTAATTCAGCTAAATATTGAGGAAATAAATTATCATCTCCAAAAGGAACGTACTTAGTTGCGAGAGATTTAATATTTTTTGGTTCGGATATGTTATTAGGTACGGCTAGATTGAACACCCCAAACTCATAAACATTATCCTTAGTCTTTACTGATGTCTTTACTTGGCTTTTTGGTTTTTGCTTTTTCACTTGATTTTTCTATTTTATTAATAAATGCTTCTGCACCATTGAATTCTTCGTAAGCCCTAGCCATATCATTTTGACTAGCTTTATCCCAATCTATAGTAAAGACAGCTCCATTACCATCAGAAAATCTTGTAGCAGTTCCTTTACCTAACCATTTTTTTTTAACCTCGTATTTTGCCATAATTAAATATAGTTTAATTTTTTGTAAATCTACACTATTTTTATCACTACACCCGCACATATATATAAAAATATAAGCAAGAGGTTTTTACGCCTCTCACTTTTATTATTTAATTGCTCTTCTCAGCAGTTTCAGACTATGTTAAATCAGCTTGAGTATTTCCTGCAGCGTAAGTAATTGTCCCTGCATAAACTCTTGGAGTTTCAAAAGAACTAGCTACTAAAGTAACTGTAGCCCCATTTCCATCAACGAAATCAGCTCCACTTGTAGACTCAACTGTCATTGTAGCGTAAGTTTTATTGTATTTCCAATATTCAGAACCATTTCCTGTTCCCGGATAAGTTTCACTAATACCGCAAGTTAAACTAACTCCACTTCTAAATTCTCCTACCGCTACTATACATTTGTTTTTCATATTTTCCAATATTGCAGACACTGCTGAAGTAATATTTGGAATATACCATTGAACAGTAGTTTCAAATTTAGTAACACCATTTTCTTTTGAAGAAGTTGTTGCCCAAGTTGCTGTATTTGGTTTTAATTGAAACATTGCCCAAGTACCGTATGTAAGAGCTGTGTATTCGTGAGTTGTAGGAGTTGAAGCCGCAGTAACTGCAGTTAAGTTATCAATATCTGTTACAAAGATATTATTCAACCCACCCACTTCTACTAATGCCGCACAATCTAATGCTATACCTGTATCTATTGCCATTTTATTTTATTTTTTAAGGTTAAAGTCGTGGGGGTTTTGACGCCCCCACTTCTATTAATTGATTATACTAGCATTCCTCCATTTACTAAAGAGTTCCAACCGTATTGGAAGCCCATAGTAAAGTAAGCTCTAATTTTCATATTCTCATCTGACTCATCATAGAACATTCTGAAGTTGTTCTCAGGCGCATTAACATCTGAACCTATAAATAAGTTAGATTTAGCTGCATAAATACATCCTTGAGTTGCTTGAATACCTGCTGCTGCTGCTGTAAATAATGCAGGTGGTGCTGCTGCTAATGCAGTAAATGAAGTGTCCCACTCGTACATTGGAACAACCTCTACACCTCTGAATCTTAATGTTGGATAATTAGCTCCCGATTGAGCTTCTGAGTGTCCGTAATCAACCGCTCCTACTGAAGGAGAGACTGCTGTTAAAGCTCCGTAGTATGCGTTGTATATATTTGGAGTAACGAACATTTTCTTCTCTCCTGCAGGAGTTTGTTGCAACTCTGCATCCGCACCGTCAAATACACTTCTTAATAATAATTCTGCATCAGCAGGATTAATTGTCGCTCCTACTGTAATTAAGTTAGCTGCTGCTGTACCACCCGTTACAGTAAATTCTCTTAATTGAGTTGCACCACCAATCGCAGTACCTACAGATAATAATTTCCATAGACCATCTCCCATTGAACCATAAGAACAGTTAGCGATAGCTCCTACTAAAGTAGAATCTCCTGCCCACATATTTCTTACTGTATCGTGCTGAATACCTTGCTGAGTTCTTTTCCCAATAACTTGAGCTAATTGAGTTCCTGTTAAGTCAGGCATATTGATACCTGCATTGTAAGACTCTCTAATTACTTCTGCTTTGAACTCATCCCAACATTGTACTTGTTTAACTGAAACATTTGTCACTTCAAGAACTTTTTGAGTAATATCAAAGTCCATAGGAACACAAAGGTTTGCTCCGCAACCATCATTAACTGCTGTAATGTTGGTTAATTTATTTGCCATTAAAATGTTCTGCTTGTATTTTACATTCGGATAAAGAGTGTAATTTCTCATAATCTCATCTGAACGGAACATTGGCTCTAAAAGGATGTTAGATGCATAAGTACCTACATACAATCCCCCTAAACCATTATCTGCTATATCTCCTGCTGCCATAATTTTATTTTTTTATTTATTAATTTAATTAAATTTTGAGACTAAATTCTCAAAAAACTTACTATTTCCATCTTTTACTTCTACTTCTTCTATAACACTAGGGTCTCCATCTGCAACTGCATCAGTTCCTCTAGCATCTGATTTGCTTAATAAAGCATTCATTCTTGCTACTTCAGTAATTAGAGTTTCTTTTTCTCCCTCTAATTCCGTAATAGAATTGTTAAGTGTTGATACCTCCACATCTAAATCAGAAAATTTATTCATAATTTCTTCATTATCAGCAAGAGTAACTTCTACCTCAACAGACTCAGCAGTTTCAACATCTTTACTATCTTTTACCTTAGCAATGATTTCTTCAACCTTTGAGTTAAACCAAGTTTTTAATTCTTCTGTCATTTTGATTTCTCTTTTTTTTGTTAAACTTAAAATTTGTTCCACCTTTTTATTTGTGATGTTCTTATATTTTGAAACATCATACTTAGCAGCCACTTTAATAGGCTCGGAGATGGAGTCCACGAACCCTAGTGCTACCGCTTCTTCTGCTGTTAGCCAAGTTTCCTCATCCATCATTTCTACAATTTCGTTGTATGGAATTTTGGTTTTCTTAACATATACTTCAGCAATTTCATTTGTAATTTTCTCAAGAATTTCAGCTTGCTTTCTCATATCTTTAGCTTCTCCTTGAGTTCCTCCCCAAGCATTATGAATCATTAATAAAGAGTTTTCACTCATTATAACCTCATCTGCTGCTAAAGCAATAACAGAAGCGATACTTGCTGCTATTCCTTCAATATAAACTGTTGTCTTGGATGTTCTTCTTTGAATGATAGAATAAATAGCCATACCTTCAAAAACCTCTCCTCCTAAGCTATTAATGTGTATATTTAATTCTCTATCTTCGTATTCTTTAATTTCGTCAATAAAGCTTTGAGCTGTTATCCCGAAAGTACCTATATCGTTGAATAAATAAATATCTGAAACTTCAGATGACTTATTTTTAATCTTATACCATTCTTTTTGCATTTTGCAAATATAAGAATAGATAAAAAAAGATTT